TTAACAGAAGATGTAGCTATTGGATGGGTAAAGACTGCACTAGGCGAAGATAATGTGAAAGCTAAAGAAGATAATATCGCATCTCAAATAGATGCACAAGAAAATCCACCTGCAGCTACAGAAGGCAATGGTGTACCTTGGTAAAGAATAATTGTGAATGCTGTTGTTGCTGTAGTTGCAAGAATGAATGAAAGGTTTAACAAATTTTTTTATGGATTCTTATCTGCTTGTTTACTGATGATTATTTTTGTTAGCTGTGCTGACGAATTTTATTTTGGTAAAAGCAAAGAAGATCTAAACAAAGAATTAGCAAGATCTATGTTTGAATTAGATTCGCTAATAATGAACATGAGAATAACGCTAGGAGATTCTAGCATAATACAAAAATAGGAGATAAAATGGCAAAAGAACAAAAAAAAGAAGCTGTTTTAAAAATAGACGAGAAAGAATATTTAATAGATGATTTAACTAAAGAGCAAAAGGTCATGGTAGATCATGTTGCTGATTTAGAGAGAAAGATTAATTCATCTACTTTTAATCTTCAACAACTTAACTTTGGAAAACAAGCCTTTGTTGATGCACTAAAAGCATCTTTAGAAAAGGACTCTGAAGATAAAGAATAAATGATAGGATAGATAATGTTCGAAACATACGCAGAATATGGAGCTGTAGGGGTAGTGATAGTATTGTTTGGTTATATGGTTTTAAATTTAATGTCTAGTCAAAAACTTCAAAACGAAGACTTAGATTTGATAAGACAAGCTAATGCAAAACTAGAAACTAAAATGGGGAATGTGGAGAGCATTGTTTTAAAAATGTTAGATAGGTGGAACAAGTCAGATGATACAAGCCAAAGACATAGAGAAGCTATTGTATCTGAATTAAATGATGTAACGGATGATCTATCATATATTAAGGGAAGGATGAATGGTAAATCATAATGGTTGATACAACTAAAACAGTTGCAAATGGTATTGTTGGGGTTGGAGTCTGGTGGGTAAACTTACCAATGACTTTACAGATGGCTGTTTCACTTGCTACATTAGTGTATTTAGTAATTAAAATAAATAATGAAATTAGGAGAAAATAATGATTCAAAAAATGATTATGGAATATTTGTTTAACGATGATAATAAACAAAAAATTATTGACGAATTAAACAAAAGTGTTAACATACCTATTATCAATGAAGATACAGAAGAAAAAGTTATAGCTGCTATCTATAATGTATTTGAAGATGTAATGGGAAAAGTCTTAAGCAAGTAATGGCTAGATTTAGCACAAGAAGCAAATCAAGGTTAAATACTTGTGATGAAAAATTAATAGAACTTTTTGAAGAAGTTGTAAAAGGTTTTGATTGTACAATTATAGAAGGTCATAGGGGTCAAAAAAAACAAGATGAAGCATATAATAAAGGAAATAGTAAAGTTAAATTTCCTAATGGTAAGCATAATAAAAGCCCTAGCCTTGCTGTTGATGTCGCTCCCTATCCTATTGATTGGAGGGATCGTGATAGGTTTCACTACTTTGCTGGTTATGTTTTGGGAATTGCTTCCCAAATGGGAATCAAGATAAGATGGGGTGGAGACTGGGATATGGATACCCAAACCAAAGATAATAGTTTTGATGATTTAGTTCACTTTGAGATTAAGGAATAATGCCTAAGCAAACAAAAACATATAGTAGGTTTGAAGGTGGTCAAAATACGATTGCTAGTCCTCGTGATATAGCTGACAACGAAATGGTGTTAGCTCAAAATGTTATGGTGGATGAGCTTGGTGTTGTTAAGACTTGTGGTAAGTTTGCAGATGATGATACTAATTACACAGATCCTGGAACTAATACCAGTATAACTGCTATAGAAGCTGGATATGGATTGTTTCAAGCTAGATTTGATTATAATGCTAGTAATACAAATGTTCCTACATTATCTACTTTTTACACAGATTCTGATAATGGATCAAAATGTCTTGTATTTAGATCAGACTCAGCTCCAAGCACATCATTAGCATATCCAGCAACTGCAGCTATTGACTTAGGAAATGTTAGCAGTAGTGCAACATCTCATGGAGGAAAAGTAATATTTCATATTGCAGATGGAATAATTAGAGCTTGTGATACAAATGTTTCTAATACATCTACGACTATTAAAAAGTATGGATTTTTTAAAACTACAGATAGATGGAGAAACTCTTCTGGTAGCAGTCAAACTCCTGGAGGGTATGCTGGTGCAACTGGATTTCAAGATTTAGATACTAAGTTAAGTAAACCTACTAGAGGTATTTGTAGCGTAGGAATGAGAGGAAGTATATCTAGTGGAAATGACACTACATTGACATCTGGAACAGCCTCATCTTTTCCAGCAATACTCTCAACAGAATTAGGAAGTAGCACGTATTTAGCTGTAAATGCGACTGGCTCATCAGATGTTATTGCAAGCAGAAATAATGATACTACTTTAAACACAGCAGCAGGTGGTGCTAATTTTGGATCTGGATCAAATTATGGTGTTTATCCAGCTGCAGGAACTGGATTTAATTTAAACTTTGCAACTTCTTCTGATGGTAGTTGGGTGGCTGGAGATTATGAGTTTGCTACTACATTTTTATATGACAATGACCAAGAATCTTTGCCTTATACATTGGCTGGAAACCTTACTGTTACTGCTAATCAAAAAATTACTTGTACTGTTTTAGCAACAGAAAATTTATCAAGTACAACATATGCTACTAATATAAAAGGTGGAAGAATATATTTTAGAGAAGAAGGAACAGATGGTGCTTTTATATTTTTTGGAGAAATAAGTTTTGTTAATGGAACAAAGCCAACTATTGATGGAGCCTTTACAAGCTGGAGTCTTGAGTATTCAAGTGCACCTTTTGCTTTTTCTGAATTTGTTAGCACATCTATAAATGCAGATACTTACGAATCATTAAATGGCTATAATCAAGATGCATCTTTTATAAGTATTGGATTGGCTGGAGAAAAATATCAAACCAGCGTTGTTAGTAATAGAAGAGCTTTTATAGCAAATGTAAAATATACAAATGAAGAGGGTATTCTTGAAAACAGAGGAGATACTATTAGATATAGTGAAATAAATAAATTTGATACATTTCCAGAGTTTAATTTTTTAGATATAGGTGTAAACGATGGAGAAGAGTTTATAAAACTAGAATCATATGCTGATAGATTATTAGCTTACAAAGAAAAAACTTTATATGTTATAAACATAGGAGGTGGTTCTGACACTCAATGGTTTTTAGAAGCAGAGTATAAAAATATGGGAGTTAGTTTTCATGGTGCTGTTGTTAAAACAGATGTTGGAATAGCATGGGCAAATAAAAATGGTTTATATCTATATGATGGTTCTAGAATAGTTAACTTGCAAGATAAAATATTGTACTCAGATTCTAGCACTAAAAGCTGGGATGGTATTTTTAGTGATACATCTATATTGGGTTATGAGCCAAGCAAGAAGCATTTAATTTTATTAAGAAGTTGTCAGACAGATTCAGAAGTTGGTGATTCTACTGATGCTTTTATATATAGTTTTATTAGTAGATCATTTACATTTGTTGAAGATATTATGGCTAATGCAGTTAATACTAATTTTATAACAGATGGATTTAATCAGCTAGCTGTTGGTTCATCAACAAACGAAATATTAGTTTACGATGGCGATCCAGATGATGATAATAATGTAGAGATTAAGTTAAAAAATGATGATTTTGGATTACCTGGAGTTGTTAAAAAAGTTTATGCAGTAACAGTAGAGCATGCTAATGGTGCAGCTCATACTGATGGAGTAAGAATGTTTTTTACTACTGCAGCTGGAGTATCAACAGAAAGCACTAGTAGCGATTTTGTTGTTGGTACTTTACCAGATAGTAGTAATCTTTTTTTTGTAACAAGATTAACTGGTAATCTTCCAGTAGAATGTTCTTCTTTTCAAGTGCATTTAGATTTAAACGGAAACACTAAAAGTAAGATTACAAATGTATCTGTAGAGTATAGACCTATTTACAAGAAGGTTACATAGTGGACAGAGAAAAAAGATTTTTATATAACTCTAAAGGAGTTAAAACAAAACTACAAAAAGGCTATCCAGCTAGTAACTCTGGCAATGATGGCGAAGAAAGAGTAGTCAAGACACCTGATGGTAAGCTTAGGCTATACAGAAAAGAACTTGGTGCTTGGCACTATTTAGAATTTACAAGGAGTTAAAATGACTTTAGCAGAATCGCTTGGAAATGTTAGAAGTGGAATAAACTTAGGGCAAACAATTGGAAGAGATGCTTTATTAACAGATGCTTTAAGAGATAAAGATATTTTAGATAATTATTTAAAAGTTACTCTTCCTGGATTTAAATTAAAACAAGAAAAAGACGCAAGAAAAAAAGCTGAATCAGATTCTAAATTTAGACTAGGAAAAGAAATAGTTAGTGGTATAGTTAGTATATTTAATCCACTTGCTGGAGCTGCAACTAATTTTGCTTTAGGTGCTGCTAAAAATTTAACTACTCCAGGTTTAAGTATACCTGATGCACCAAGAGCACCACAAACAACTTTTTTTGCAAATAGAGGACAAGCTGCAGATGTTCAAGCAGCAAGGCTTGATGAGTTTTTAAACAAAGCAGAAGATTTAGACAGAGCTCAAGCTTTTTCTAATATGTTATTTGATCCAATGAGAATTTACAATGTTGGTCAACTTGAAGGTGTTCAAAATTTTGGTCAATCAATTAGAGATTTTTTTAATCCAGGAGGAGGATTTAATATAGATAATATTTATGATAGTCCATCTCCTTTGTTAAACATGGAATTTGTATAGGAGTTTAAAATGCCAACAGAAACAATAAATGATATACTACAAAGAGCATTAGGTCAAGAAAGTTTTAATAAATTTGGAAGTTTATTTACTTCTGGTGCTAATGAAATATCTCAGTTTTTTGGATTTAGCCCATCTCAATCTGAGGAATTTGGTAGATACTTTACACCATTTGATACCGAAGCTATTAAAAAAGCTTCTCAAAATATATCAGATAATATGCAATTTAGAACAGATCAATTACAAAATAGACTTGATACTGGTTTTCAAAACATTGGAAGACAGTTGGGTGATTCAACAAGACAGTTAGCTGGTGCAGCTGGTCAAGCTGGATTTTCTGGGTTTGGAGCATTACGAAGAGGTGCAGAGTCTTTTAGAGATAGAGCTGGAGATACTTTGTCTGGTTTAATGAACACGTTTGATAGGGGTCAGTTTAATATAGAGCAACAAAGAGGAACTGAGCAAGCCAGCTTAAATAGTTTGATAAATCAATTTCTTTCTGGATTATTTTCCCAAGCTCAAAACATACGAAGATTTAATCCATCTGGTGCAACTATGTTTGATCCTAATGCTATGGTTCAAAGTGGATTTGGCGTAGGAACTGGTGCTGGTGGTGGTGGTGGTTCTGACCCTTTAGCAAGGCTAGAAGAAGATAATTCATTAAATACACCATCATCTTATAGTTAGGATATATAATGGCTAGAACTGGAATAGATTATTTAATAGATAGAGGATTTGATTTTGCCCAACAACAATTAGCAAATCAAAGAGCTCAACAAAATGCTGATAGACAGTTTGAGGCTCAACAAAATCAATTAGAAACAGCTAACGATTTTAGACAGCAACAAATTAATTTAAACAGAGATATATTTAATGAAGAAAAAAATAGACAAACCTTAACAGATAATCTTGAATTAGATCAAAATTTATATGATACCACTATAGGAAATGCTACTACATATACTGATAAAATAGATTCTTTAGAAGCATATATAAACGATGGGGAGGTTAGTGGTTTTAAAACCCCAAGGTTTAAAGCAAGAATAAAAAGTGATTTAGCATCCACTAGACAGCAAAAAGAAAATGCTAAAACAAAATTCGCTTATCTTAAGTCTTTTAATATAGATGCTGTTAACCAAGAAATAGACAGTAATGCTGATGTAATAGGCTATACTCCTAGCACTACTGTTCCTGCTCTTTTAACTTTGCAAGATTCTAGGCAACAAAAACTTTTAGAAAATGCATTTAAAGGCATAGAAAAATATACTGATGTTCTTAATAATCGTATAGCAAGCTTAAATCTTAATGAAAAAACAATGGGTTTGGTAGTTCAAGATCCTGAAACTGGTTTATATGGAGATTCAAGACTTAATCAACTACGAAAACAAATACAAGGGTTTGAGCAAAGAGTCAGTTCAATTTTGTCTGATAATCCTAATGTTCAAGAACAAAGAAGAGACCCTGCATCCTCATACCTTGGAGATGGTTCTAACTTAAGAGGTTCTGGAAAATCATTTACTGACCCAATAGATTTAAAAAGTGTTACTAGCTCAGATCAAATAGAAGTTGGTCAATTTGTAGTTAAAAAAAGTAATGATGGTGCAGATGAGATATTTTTTAAAGATGATGAAGGAAATTTTGAAAGATTTACAATACCCACAAATGATCAAAATTTTGTTAACCTTTACGGAACTGGAAGAACAATAGATCCACAATCTGTTCTTGAAGAAAATTTACCTGCAACACCAGTAGGTCAAAGAACTCAAGGATCAGAACAATTTATGCCATCAGCTTTAACTGAGATAGCACCATCTGTATTAACAACAGAAATGCAAATGGATGAAAATAGATTTCCAAGACCAGAAGGATTCAATCCTTTTATAAGCGATGTATTTAAAACTCCATCAGAGTCTGATAGACCAGATGCTACTGCTATACAAAGATTATCTCAAACTCCACAGTCTCTTACTAATCGTGGAGATTTTACATCTGTTACTGATATTGTAGATTTATTAAGAAGAGCACCTAGGATACAAGAACAATTTGGTACTGGTCAAGGAGGAGTGCTTACTCTTGGTGGCTCTCCAAAAGACCAAGTGCAGGCAGTTAGAACTGCACAAGACAATGTAGATGTTTTGATATCTGATTTAAAAAAGAATAGAAGATTAATATCTACACAAGGGGGAGCATTGGAGAGACCTACAGAAGAACAATATTTAGAAGCTAGTGAGTTGGGTAATACAAATATTCAAAACGTAATACGCAATGCTTACGAAGCATATCTAGACCAAGGAACAACCCCAAGAGTAAAGGCTAGATTAAAAAAGTTTTTGCAAAAAATGAAGTCAACACAACAAGATCCATTTTTTACTGGTAGAAAATCTCTTAAAACTCCATTTAGAATAACTGGGGGCAGAAACATATTTAATCAAGATACTATAGATTTGTTAAGCGAAATACAATTTTAATATGTCACAAAAATTTACTTTTGAACAATTAACTGGTATACGTGAACCAGAAGGAAATGTTCGTCAAAAATTTACCTTTGATGAAATATACAAAGACAGCTCTGGTAAAACATTAATACCAAAATTAGAAGATGATTATTTAGATAAATGGTTGCCAGATTGGATTAAAAAAGGCTACAATGAATCTATTACTGGTATGGCAGAAAGAGTTATTACTGGAAAAGAAAGGTTTGATATGTCTGGTTATGATAGTGGTGTATTGTCAGACATTGGCTCTGCTGTAGTTGGTTTTATGATGCCTGCTGACTTAGCAACTGCTGTGGCTGGAGGTGGGATTGGTTCTGTTGCGACAAGAGCTGCTGCTAAAACTGGTCTTAAAAGAGCTATGAATATGGGTGCAAAAAGATTTATGAACTTCGGTATGGGTAAAGAGCTTGCAGACAGCGTAATAGAAAAAGGTGCTCAAAAAATAATATCTTCATCAGCTACTCAAGCTGGTGCTATATCTGCTTATACTGGTTTAAACTCTGCTTTAAAACAGCAAATAGAAGATAATGATATAGACTGGACTAAAACATTAACAGAATCATCTAAAGCTGGTATATCTGGTGCGTTAGGTGGAGCTTTATTTGGAAGAGCAATAGGCAGAGGAGCATCTACTACATCAGCATTAACACAAGAAGCTATTGGATTTAGTACTGCAGACCCTATATTAAGTGGTAGACTTCCAGAACCTCAAGACTATCTTGTTGGCTTGGGAACTGTGCTTGGTATAAGAACAGCTCAGACTGCTCCTAAAATTTTAAAAGATCAATTTTCTACTATAAGAAGAAAATACTCTAACAAAGAGTTTGATCCATTAAATAGATTATCATCTTCAGAGAAAAACGATTTAATAAATTTAGCTGAAGACGTAGCTGCTAACAAAACATTGGCAAAGCTAGGAGAGGAAAGCTGGAGTTTAAAAGAAAATATTAAAGGCAGAAGCTTTTTACCAGCAGTTAGAATTATAAAGGATGTAAGAGTAGAATCTCCAGTAGATGATAATTTATATAAACAGATTGAGTCTGGATTAATAGGTGCATTAAAAGGCATAGATACAAAACCAGTACAAAAACAAATAAGAGATGTCTATGTAAGTAGGTTTAAACAAAAAGCTGGCAATAAAAATAAAAAACCATTTAAAGAAGAAAAAGGTTTTGAAGTGATTGAAGATGGGGGAAGTAAAAAAAATAGATACTCATCTAAAGAATTTTTTTCTGTGTACAACAGAAATCCTCTTGTAAGAGCAAACGCAGAAAGTTTAGCTATAAAATTAAAGAATACTTTAGAGTTAGATGATAATGCATTTTTAACAGAGTTAAATGGTACTGAGCTTACAAAAGTTAAGGATGGTCAACTTAGAGAGATAAACGAAAGACTTTTTAAAAGAGTTGAAAGAAATTCTTTTTACAAACAATTTACTAATTACGTAAACGAGATACCTCAAAAAGATATATTTGATCATGTCTTTGGTGAAAATATAGGTAGATATTTTAAGTCCTATCAATTATCATTTAAAAACCCTAGAGCACAAAGCACAGCAAAACTTATGTTTGATGCTGGTCAAAATATTAATAATAGAGAATCCTCTCAGTTAACAAAGCTTAACAACTCTCCATTAAAAGAAATAAGAAACAATCCAGAAAAACAAAAGCAAGTGTATAAAGAAGTTATAGGTTTAGAAAATGTTACATCTGGTAATAAAAAATATGTTGATTGGATTAGGGCTTGGGCAAAAGAATCTTACCAATATGCTGGAACTGGTAATATAATAAGAGCTGGAGAAATAGAAAAGTACTTACCTTTAATAACTAAAGCAGAAGTAAAAAATGCATTGTTTGATGACTTTATCACTATAGATGAAAGATTTGGAAAAGCTTTTGATAAAAGTTTAGTTGGCACAGAAACTCAACAAGTGTTTTCTAATCTGATAGATAGAATGTCGGTTACTAATAAAATAAAAAAGAGCACAAAAGATTTTTTAATAGCAATAAAAAATAGTTATAATTTAAATACTACAAAAGAAGCATATGACTTAATGATGGAAGGGATTACTCCAGGCACTATAGCACCTATGAATTTTGTTGAGAAATCAAGAAAATTAAAGTTAACGAAAGAAAACTTTGATAAGCTAGCACCTTTTTTTGAGTTAAACCCTTTTGATTTAGTTGCAATATATGATCATAGGTTAGCTAGAAGAATTGAAACAGCTAAAATATTCGGAAGAAAAAATGAGGTAATCAATAAACAAGTTAGAGAAGTACAAGCTAAAGCTCCTATCGAAGCAAAGCTTTTAGCAGATGGAATAGACAAACTTACTGGTGCTGTAGAAAATGATGTTGCAAAAAACTTTTCTCCAAGAGTTAGAAAGTATATGCAAAATCTTATGGCTTTTGAAACCATAACAAAGATATCTTTAGGTACTGCTACTATAGCAAACCTTGGTCAGTTTATGATATCTATAATACCTCAGCTAGGAATGTTTAGATTTGTAAGAGGCTTTGCAAAACTAGGCGATGCAAACTACAGAAAACAATTAACAGTTCCTCAGGTTGAGATGGTAAAAGAAATATTGGGAGAAGCTGGAACTGGCTCTGCAATGAGAAGGTATTCTGAAAAATTTGCTAAATATAGTTTGTTTAATCCAGTCAATAGATTTAATAGTTTGATGGCAGCATCTGTAGCTAAGACTGCTATTGATGATTTTATAAGAGTGGTAAAAAGAAATCCTGATGGGATTAGAGGAAGACAAGCTATTGAAAAATTAAAAACATATTTTAATATAGATGCTAGTGGAGGTAAAATTCCTACCGAGTCTCAAGTTGTATCTGGTATGGCTAATTATGCTAAAAAATCTCAGCTACAAAGAGACTTTCTTAGAGAGCCTTCTTGGGCTAGCGATCCAAAGTTTAGGCCATTGGTTATGTTTAAAAGCTTTGGATACAATCAAGCAAAGTTTATAAAAGATAGTATAAAATCAGAAATGTCCATGGGTAACCCTATGATATTTTTAAGATTAGGCTTAGCTGGTATGGCTGGTGGTAAGTTTATACAGTTTGCAAAAAATAAAATGTTTGAGCTACTCTCTGGTAACCCAGTTTATAATGAAAAAGATCCTACCTTTGATGAGTTTATAGAGAACTTATCTGCAATAGGTGCATTTGGGATGTTAACAGATTTTGTAGATGTAGAAGACTCTGTTGGTAATCTTAAGTTTCTAGTTACACCAGCTTTTGCAAGTGATCTTATTAATGGATTTAAAGTCTTAGAAGAGTTTCAAAGAAGTGTAGATACATTTGGAATGACTCAAACACCTTTTAGAAGAGCTTTACACAAAGCAGCTCCCATGTTTGGATCTTTTCCAAAGAGAATATCTGAAAGATTCGTAGCTACAGAAGGACAGAAGAGAGACGCAGAAAAAGCAAGAAAGTCAAGAGTAAAAGCTAGGATATTAGACTTAATGATAGATGGTAAAAGAGAAAATGCTTTAAAAAATTTAAGGCAATGGAATAAAAGTTTTCCTAGAAATCCATTAACATATGATGACATAAGTGCAAAAAGTATTTATAGAAAAGTATTAAATAAACAAATAAGAATAAGTCAAGAAAATATGAAGTTAGGGAGATAGTATGATCAAGAAAGTAAAAGCACCTACTGGCTTTCATTGGATGAAAAAAGGTAAAAATAATTACAAGCTAATGAAACATACTGGTAAGTTTAAAGCACATAAAGGTGCATCTTTGATGGCTAGTTTTGATATACAAAAGGTTCATAAAGCTAAGAAAAGATAATGTCTAAAAGAAAATTTAAAAAAGTACCCAAAACAAAAAGAGGAACTCCACTTAAATACGTGAGAGGTTCTAAGAATCCATCTGCTAGTGAGGCTGAGATAATGAGAACAAGAAAGCTTTACAGAGAGGGAAAGCTAACTCCAGCTATGATGGATGCTATATCGGAAGTAAGGAAGAATAGTGGCAACAAGAAAAAAAAGCGTAAGAAAAAAAGCAAGTCCTAAGAAAAAATCTACTGGAGGAGGCAAGTCTGCAGTATTAGCAAAGTACTCTAAGAGTTCTGGTATATCTAAATCAACCTTGTCTAAGGTCTACTCGAGAGGGTTGGGGGCGTACTATTCGAGTGGTAGTAGACCTGGAGTTAGTCCTCATCAATGGGCTGCAGGAAGAGTAAGAAGCTTTGCTACTGGCAAAGGTGGTGCTAGAAAAGCTGATGCTGATTTGATCAGAGGTGGCAAGAAGAAAAAGAAGACTACTACAAAGCGTAAAAAGAAATGAAGAAGAGGAAGAAGAGAGACCCAAGAGTAGGAACTGGTAAAAAGCCTAAGGGTTCTGGTAGAAGATTATATACAGATGAGAATCCTAAGGATACAGTAAGAATAAAGTTTGCTACACCTGCAGATGCTAGAGCAACTGTAGCTAAAGTTAAGAAGATAAGAAAGCCTTTTGCTAGGAAAATACAAATATTAACTGTACTAGAGCAGAGAGCTAAGGTAGCTAAGAAAACACAACAAGCTAAGATAGCTAAGGCTGGTAAAGATGCTATCAGAAGAATGCATAATAAAAAGAAGAAAAAGTAAATGTATAGAATACTATTATTTTTAAGCCTTGTTTTTGCTATGCCAACTTATGTGCAAATAGAAGTTAAAGGGATGGTATGTTCTTTTTGTGCTCAAGGTATAAAAAAGAATATATCTAAACTAGAAGCTGTAGAGAATGTAAAAGTAGATTTAAAAAAAGGTGTTATAACAATAACAATAAAAGACAAAGTGCCTTTAGACTTGATAGAAGTTAGAAAGATAATAACAGATTCAGGTTATCAGGTAGTAAAATAGGAAGGATAATAAAATGCCAGGAAAGCATAAAAAGAAAAACGGTAAAAAGAAAATGAATGGTCTAACTGCAAAGCAAAAGACATTACCAAAGAATCTTCAAAATAAAATATTAAAATCTAAAGCTAGAAAAAAGAAGAAGTAATGGCTTCTAAAAAGAGAGGAAAGAAGAAAGATTCGAGACTAGCTAAGGCTGGTGTTTCTGGTTACAACAAACCTAAGAGAACTCCTAGCCATCCTACAAAGTCTCATGTCGTGGTTGCAAAAGAGGGAACTAAGATCAAAACTATACGCTTTGGTCAGCAAGGTAAAAAGGTAGGAACTCTATCTGGTACTGCTGGTAAACCAAAGAAAGGTGAGTCTGCTAGAATGAAAGCCAAGAGAAAGTCATTCAAAGCTAGACATAGAAAGAATATAGCAAGAGGTAAAATGTCTGCAGCTTGGTGGGCAGATAAAGTAAAATGGTAATATTATGAATGAAAAATCAATAGACGATATATTAAGAGCTTCTGACTTAAGTCAGTTTTTAGCTCAAGCACAATCAGACAATACTAATGTAGAAGTGGGTATGTCTATGAGAGCAAACAATACTCCAGCTCAACTTACTATGAGTCAAGCTAGACCAGTTATAGTTGCTCCTGGGTTAGGGTTATTAGAAGCTGCTACTTTGATACCAGCATCTTCTGGAAAGATTGCAAAGATGATATCTGACTTAGCAAAAGGATCTAAAGATCCAGCTGAGAATATGATTATGAGACAACTTCAACAAGGAATGGGTCAGTATTCTTCTATGGGAGCTGTAAAGCCAGGGACTGAAAATTTTATATCTAGGTTAGTAGAGCAACTTACAAAATAAAAAGAGGGCATAGCTCGACTACTACACCCTCTTTCTTTGCACAAGTAAAGAGGCAATATGACTGCACTCTATAAGGAAAAACTTTTCTCTCTCTCCCTCCTAGGCTAGAGGGGCTTAGCTTAAAAACTTTGCCCCTTTAGTTTCTTCTCTATCTTCAGACCAATACCCATTGTATTCTTTGTGTGCCCACTTCTCTGCTCTAATCTCCCACTTGTTATCATCATGGTAGTCTTTATCACAGTATACAGCTACTGTACCAGCTTGTGCATACTTTTTAAGAAACTTGCTAATACCTAGATTCCTAGCATCTAACATATGTTTTGCTTCATGTAATACAGTAATAAACATATCTTTTGGATTGGTTTTCTCTGGTGGTATATCTTTAATAATTACCTTATCTTCTTCTGGTATGTATTTTGCTTTTACATCTAAATCTTTATCCAATATAATAACTGGATGTAAGTTATAATGATCTAGTATTGACTTGACTATTATCTTCTTCAATCCTTATCTGTCCTTCTAGCTCTATTGAGTTCTTATTTTTTTCATGTATGGTTGCTTCTTTTATATCGTTGAATAACTTACAGCTATCTCCAGAATATCCTAGTTCTACAGAACCTGGAGTACCATATCTATTCTTAGAAACAATAAGCATCATCTCGTTTGGCATCCATATCCTACCATTAGAATCCTCTGCACCATATCTAGATACATAAGGATAGTGTGTAAATACTACCATCTCTGCATCTTGCTCAAGAGAGCCAGACTCTGCAAGGTCTGATAGTCTTGGTGTTGAATCGATCCTATGCTCAATGTTTCTGTTTAATTGTGATACTAAAATTACGCACATGTCGTTGCCTTTTGCAAGCCATTTGTAACGCATAGTTGTATCACGAATCTTATGCCTTAAATCACGATTGTCATTTGATGGGTATTCAATCAATCCAATATGGTCATCAATAACAACGTCTGGTTTTATTCTTGTTATCTCGCTAAACGTATCATGCATATCTCTTATCGAGTCATACATAAATAAATTATCTTTGTAATTATTTCTAATATATTCTATTGCTTTGTCTACCTCTGGTTTTACAGACTTAGTGCCACTTCTCAAACCTCTATAAGAGATAGTATCTGATTCCATAGCTATAAACTTTTTCATCATCTCTATGTTAGGCATCTCACGATTAAACATAACCACTCTCTTGCCAGACAATACTAATTGTCTAGCTATATTTGCAGCGACAGTAGTCTTACCATTAGCTGGTCTACCTGCTACAATAGTTATCTCTCCTCTAGTCATGCCATGTACTACTGAATCTAATTTATCTAGACCAGTTTTTATTATACCTCTACTATTAAATATAGAGTCATTGGTTTCTTCTAGAGTTTTATCTATGTTAAAATCATTTTTAGATGGTCTAAGATTTATAAGATTAGATGAATCTAAATTAACATCATTGATAAGAGAGTCTATGTCTTTGTGATTGTCTTCAGCATTCTTGATCAATCTATGAGAATGCTCTACCATTTTTCTTCTCAAATAATGTTCATGAACCATTCTTGCATAGCTCTCTGCATTGCTAGTAGTAGCTTCGCTAGTAGCTATACCAGATATCTCATACGCTATCTCTCTGTCTTTATAATCTTTCTTAGGAAAGCTATGTACAACAGATATCATATCTATAGATTCGTTCTTATCTTTTAATCTTGATATAGTTCTCCATATATCTTTATGGAATCTATCATAGAATACATTGTCTTCTTCTATCCATCTTCTGACCACATCGATAACAGATGGGTCTAACATCATTGTAGATAGCAATGATTTTTCTGCTTCTATATTGTGCATATAACCTCTAATCTACCCTTGGTGGTATTCTATCCATAGTCAGATACTCGTTTCTCTTTCTTACAGTTTTACTTGAATTGTTGTTTGTTACTATCGCAGATAAGTATCTTAGACCCTTACCTTCTCTAGGTGCATTAGACTTCAAGTAATTGTTTAAAGACATAACTATCATATCTGTATCACACCCATCTATCTCTGATAGAAAAGCATGTACATCTGTATCTGTTAACTGGATTGACCTAGATGCGTTTATCTCTTTGATTGCAAGGTCTATAAGACTCAAGCACTCTTTACTATATCGCATCCTCTTGGTTTGTATTTGACTTTTATATTCTTGTTTCTTTACTGTCGATCCACAAGTGGGACATTTTTCTTTTCTACTTGGCATGCTGGACACTCTTTCTTTTCCATTCTTATTGTACCAAATACACTCTTGTCTAGATATTCTACTGACTCTACTCCGCTTTTTGATCCATTTCTATGATATTCTCTATTACATGTAGTGCATCTTCTTGGTGTTAGTTTGCTATCCATAGACCTTCTATCATTTGACTGAACTACTTTTGATCTATTCTCTGCTCTCATGCCAGCAAAATCAAACCACTCATCATCAAAGTAATGTAGCAATGCTTCTATCTTTGCATACTCTCTTCTTTGATATGATCTATCACTTGTTCTTAAGTTTGTTCCATTTTCAGCTGCTATTACGAGAGAGAGTTTACCATCTCTAACCAGTCTTCGTACTTCTGGATTACGTAAATCTGCCCTCGGTCTTCTTTCACTATCTGTATGTCCACTTCTTTCGTTGGTGTTAACCATTTTGCTATCTTCTTTCTCACTTTACATTGTGCTTTATGTTTGTTAATTAGCAAGTCTACCTCTGGATGTTCTCCTAAAGACCTGCCATCAGAGCCCCATGCTCTTTTAGAATCTAAGCCTTTTTCTATTGCTTTGTCAACACATTCTTTTTCGAATCTGTTTCCTTTTTGTTTACTCTTACTAGGCATAGTGATCACAATCCTCATAGTTATCCATGTTTCTTTCTATCCAAAACTTATGGTCTGGGCTAGCATTGTCATAATATGGATAACAAGATTCGCATAATAAATAGTGCCTTGGACTCATTCTATCACTATCGCATAGCAATAATATATGCCATCTATCACTTTTTTTTGCCTTACAATTAGAGCAAAACTTAGGTAGTTTTGTGTTTTTTATTTTCAGATTCTTTGCTTTCATCTTCTAACTCTTTTGCTTTTGATTCTATGTATTTTGCAAGCTTCTTAGTATCTTTCTTCATATTTAAATAATGTTCTATCAATACTCTTAAAGTCTGCAGTTCGTTTGCCATAGACCTAACTACACTATACACAGTTTGCAAGTCTAGCTGAATCTCTTTTATTGTAGGTTTGTTTTTTCTTTTTTTCATAATTTTTTAGTGGAGATTGGTGCCAACCAGATCAATTATATAATTCATTGCTCACATACAAGTTATTATTATCTAATATCTCCTCTCCACTATTTCTCTTAATTCTTCAAAATGATAATTTTTTAAATTCAAGTTCTTTTTTATACTCTCTATATCCTTCGTATCGTTGTCTAAGCTTGTACAATAATAATTTATCTTCTCTTGGAGAGAGTTCGTCAATTGGTTTTTTTGGTGCAACTTCTCTTTTGATATCGACCATTTCATCTATGCCCCTCTTCCATCCCATCATGCTTGTCATTTCGTTTTCTATCTCTATCCATTTTGATATCTTCATTAGCTCTGTCCTTTCTTCTAACTACCAATCCTCTTTCTTCAGCTTTGGTGCATATAAATTTTATAAAATTCCTTATATCATCATTGGTAGTGCTACTACCTTTCTCTATCATCAAAGATTCTATATCTAATATATTATCTGGATTTACCTCTGATGCTTCTGCCATAGTTATTCTATTCATCGCTTATCATCTCCTCGTGATTTACATCTACCTTAAGTGTAAACTGTCTATCAGATTGGTCTTTAAAATTTATGTAGTGCTCTCCAGTCTCTGAAGATCTTTTAATGTTTACTCTTTTTATATCTTTTATTCCATTCAAAGACATTACGGTAGACAAAGCACTATTAATATTGTGTGTGTCCATATATTCTCCTACGTTGCTGGTATTAAATACCAAAGTATAAGAAAGGGCAGTATCAAATGCCCTACGCTATAATATGATTTTTTATAATACATAATTTTCTCCAAGTGGGGTGCAAGAAGACATTCTCACACCCCGTTCCTCTAATCAAACAACCAACTAGAAAGGCAAATCTTCTGTTAAATCTTTCTTAGTTTGACCTTCCCACCTAAAAATAGCTACAGCTTTTGGAGTCTTAACTTTCTCTCCCTCGCTGTTTGTCCATTCGTTATGCTTTACCTCTATCTCAACTGGCATACCTACGACATCGCTCTCGTTTACATCAGGTAAGAAGTATCTACCCTCACTATCTGGCTCTGATACTATTCCAAAAGATTGTATCAACTCCATATAGGATTTATTCGATCCACTATTTTCTTCTAAGTTAGGATTAGTAGTCTTATCTGGTTTCTTAAATCTAAAGAAACCTTTAGAGCGTACCTCCTTACCTACGAAAGTCTTGCCACTAATCTCATTACCATCATCTTCGTAAGTGTTCTCTTCGTTCTCTGGTGCTATCTCAAACTTAACTTCATAGATATCAGATATATATTTATTCTTGATAACTATGTTCTCTTTAATTACTAAATCTGTAGCATGTGCTTTATACATTCCTTCTGGCATTAGACCAGAAAAATCCATAGATGGATCGTAGTATGCTTCAGATGTACTCTTATCTAGTATTGTATCTACGTTACTCATTTAACCTTCTTCCTTTGGGTTGTCTATTAATTTATGTAGCCTAGCTTCATAAGCTACTACATTAGTTTTGTTAATCTTACCACTAGCTATACTTTCATCTATCTTCTGCATTATATCTGCATCTCCAGTTTTCTCTGCTAAATCAGTTAGTGTTTTTACACTATCTTCTTCTAGCCTAGTATCTGGTAAATCTTCTCCAGCAAATATATACAATCCTAATCCATGTAGAGCTATTGCTTTCGCTAGACATCTTTGTATAGATGTATTTACTTGGAAAGCATTTGGATTTTTAATAGGTTGGTTTCTATTGTCAAGAACTGGATGAACTTGTTCTCTAACAATATTGTTTACAGAGACAGATACTTTTACAAAGCACCCTGCTTCTGTCTGCATGTAGGGTTGTTTATTACCCTCTAATCCCCACTCATGTACAGTCCAGGTAGCCTCTGGAGCCACTCTAAGTAGCTCTCTGACTGCCCATGCCCAACTTAGATAGTTGAACTGTCCTTTCTTCTCTGTATGAGTAGAGACATCTATCTTATCTAATGTTTCAAATATGTTACTTTTCATATTATTTTCCTTCTAGTATGTCTCGATTGTCTACGTGTGGACAATGATGTCTGACTTCACAATACTTCTTACACTTCATACCATCCCACGTTTCTCTTTTATTACACTTCTCTGGAGTTACCTTACTCTCTAAAGCATCTAATAGTCTATCTCTTTTGTCTCTATAGTACTCTAGTAAGTGATCGTTGTGTATGTATGGCACTTCAACTAGATATATATTTCTGTCTATACCTCTGTCTCTCGCTGCAAGTATGCCACCATCTCTAACTGTCATCTGTACATACATGCTATCTACTTGATTTCCAGTAGACTCTAACATATATCTATACATGTTAATCTGCCAAGACCAGTCTCCAAAATCTGCTTTCTCTGGATTAGACCAGAATCTCTTTACTTTCTTTGGAGAGCCTTTCTTGCCCCACTTACCACTTCTTAGATAGACAGCACCACTAGGGTCATCTTCTAAGAAGAACTCCATACCCAGTACTTGAGCAGCTTTATAAGAGCCAGTATTCTTATAGTCTATCAAAGACTTTGTCTGGCTGTCGTACAAGTCTACAATACCAGTTATATCTAATCCCTCTACATTTATCTCAGCATCTGTCTCATCAGCGTTACTCTCTAACTTATTATGATGTAGAGTACCTGCTAGAGAAAATGCTAGGTCTTGTGGGTCTAGATAATATTCTGTAGTTCTCTGTAAGTAGGATTGGCAAGTGCCATTGAGTAGCTCTGTAACAGATGGCTTTCTATCTGGATCTCTCTGTTTAGCCATCTCTCTTAGAGCTGTAGGATACACACCCATTCTATTAATGTCTAGCTTATTATTCTCTAGAGCATCTTCAAATGTTATAGTATCTCCCTCTGGATATTTAAATCCTATAGCTGGCATATGTTATCCTTTCTCATGCCTACAATATAAAAAGAAAAATATTTTATATCAAGATATTTTTTTTCTTGACAAACTTTACTAAACTCCGTATATTGTAGACAATGGTTGGGTCTATATATATATAATTATATACTTATATATTTATATTACTATTTGTTTTTTATCTCTAAAGCATCATATATATCTAGACTGTTCGATTCTCTTTTCCATTCTTCCCAGCTAATGTTTGTAGCTTCTTCCATTGCATCATCTCTAGTTTCAGCTTGTATCTCGATCACACAGTCTACTAGTTGTGTTGCAAACACTTCAAACTTTTTTAACTTTACTTCTTCCAATTCTACCTCCTTTCTGTTGTTTATATTAGTATATCTTTATCCTAGAATATACTCAACGTAGTTTCTATTATAAACTCCGAGCGTTATCAACTTTTTAAGCCATACCCTATCTGCCATTCTACTATCTATCTCTCCATCTTGATAGAAGTTTTCTGGTGCCCATTGAGGCTGTAGAATAATCTCTATCTGCTCATCATTTAATTTATTAACATCATATCCGAATCTATCGAATATCTTTTTCTCGTAATCTCCTAACGATTCTTTTACGTTCATCTCTACCTCCTTTCTTTTATACGTAGAAATGCATAGTCTCGTAGTCTTCTCTGTAGTCAGAGTTGTAGAACTTAGTTAGTCTCTTCCTAGTGTGCTGTTTTACCTCAAGAGGTAATCTAAGATACTTACAAAACTCTCCATAGGTTAAGTCTCTCTCAGAGATCTGGTTAGCTAGTACTTTTATATAATGATATTCTTCTGGAATGTTAGCAATATATTTAGCTTCTCCATACATACCTAGAAGTCTACCAGTATCTACTATCGCTTGGCATATAGTAATCCAGTTTATTATCTTGTTTCTATTGATAGTACCAGAGTGATACCTAAACTCAATAGAGCCATTGATAATCCTAGAGTGCATATTCATACCACAATATCTAGAGCTATTATACTTCTCATAGCTAGGTTCTACGCCCCAGGCTGAGTACCATTGGTCTACGAAGTCATGGTCATCACAGATATTAAGTATACTCTCTCTACTCATAGGTATTCTCTTAGCCCATCTACCATCTCGTCTAGACATTGGCATCATCTTATAGATAATGTCTTGAACAGACTTACCTAATAGTAGAGTCCACTTAAGATCTCTATAACCCATATCTGCAGCATCAACGTGTACGTGTAGACCACAGCTTCTATTAGTAAAGAAGTCATTGGCTGATAGATAATCACACATAGAAACTATAGACCTCTTAAGTCTTCTACCTTGTATCGGTGCTCTATGTACAAACTCTACTGTACTACTATCTTCTACTCTTTCTATAGAGCTATCGCTAACAGCTCTGAATGTCTCTGGATAATTATCATGATAATCCCACCACTCTGAATCCTCAACTAAACACTCTATCTCAACTCCTACGAACCTACGTGACTCTGTCTCTGGTATTGTAGACTCTATCTTATTTATTCTATTGAAACTCCATAGGTCTACATCATCTGAATCTCCAGGATCGCAGTTCTCACAGTACATCTGTTCTCTGCTTTCTCTGTATATCATATAGTCTCTATGACCTTCTTCTCCACAGTCATCGCAATGGCTATAGTTTTCATAGTAACAATCTTCGCAGTATGCTTCTCCATTTTCGCTATAGAAAGTATAAGAACTATCTCTTTCTAGACTACAAGAGCAATCAGCACATTCTGTTATTTCATCATCGTAACAGACATTGCATATTATCTCCCAACTTTGACCGTGTATATTAACATCTCTTACCTGCCTAATGGGGTGCTCTAAGGTACCTTCTCTTTCTTGTTTTCTAGCTTCAAGACTATTAACTGTATATGTATCACTACAGCAATGACATTCAAAGGTTTCTATCCTTCTAGTATTTATTCTAGCTGGCATACATACCTCCTAAGCTATTGCTTTGTTAGTAGTAATCATATAGAAACTAGCGTAGCTTCTCTCTCTGAGCCAACCTATCTTCTTCAATGTATCGAATATCTCCTCTGGCTCTGTTGATTGAACGTCTACGCTTGTACCTTCTCTGATCTTGTTAGCTATGAACTTCATGTAACTATCAAACGACTCTGTATCTGTAAATGGATTGTTCTTAGCTTTCTTGTATAGCTTCTTCATAGCTTGTAGTTTGGTACGATATCTAATACTATCTTCTATACCAACTATCATAGCTACTTTTTTAGAGATGAAAGAATTTTTGCTGTTTATCATCGTAACTCTCCTCTCTGGATGAGTCTTCTTTAGAATAACAATCTTCACATATATAATCTTTATTGACTTTATATATGCTGTCATCGTAAGACTTGCAGTCGCTACACTCTATACCTTCCATATAAGCTTCATCTACGTTTAGTTTTGGATTCTCTTTGTATTCACAATCATAGCATACATACTCTTTAGTATCTTCGTTGTAGATTATATCCACGTACTGAGTTTTCTCGTCGCATCCATCACAGCTAATCTCGTCTAGCATATAATCATCTACATCGCAAGTATTATATCCATAACCACCATATCTACCATAGCTACCATAATCCCAGGCACCTCTACTTTTTACGTAGTTATATGATATAGAGTTTGTGATATAGTCTTTAGTCTCGTATACTAACTCGTCTGTAAACTTGTGTGTATCGAATGTGTATAACTTATCCACATCTAGTGTATGTATCTCAGACGTGTATAGATCGAGCAAGTGATTGTATACTTCAATCGTATGCTTATCTATACGTCTACTCATAGTGCTTTTCTGTATAGCTTGTTCTAGTATCTCTTTAGTAGATGCATAGAACATAACTTTAGCTTCACTCCAGTATACGTAATGGCATGGTCTACCTTCTTCTCTCAGTAGATACAAGGTGTTCTTGTTATCTTTATTCCATGCTAATGCGTAGTCTCCGTACATCTCGTCTAGACATTCTTGTAAGTTACTATTCTGGTCAAATAGAGCAAACACAGCTTGTGAGTCTACCTCATACACTCTTTTAAGAGATGCTGAGACATCTTCATGATTGTATATTACACCATTGTGAGTACCAATAATAGAGCCAAAACTAAATGGATGAGCGTTCTTTAGAGATACTGTACCGTGAGTAGCGTATCTAGTATGACCTAGAACTATCGCTGTCTCTTTGTCAATACTCTCTTGAATCTTTCCATAGTGTTTGTCCTTAACTAGATTACTAGCTTTCTTTAGAGACTTGAATACTAGAGGATTTTTATTCTCGCTGATAATTGCTATACCAGTAGAATCTTTACCTCTGACTTCTGATTCTCTAGCTAGGTTTTTTAGAACTACGTTGATGGTCTCCATCTGTTGGTCTGTCTGTGCATTGCTCTGCTTTGCATAACCAAATATACCACACATATATTCTCCTTCCTTTGATTGTAGAATACTATCTCATAGGCATACTCCTTTAGATAATATTCTTGGTTGTTTGTTTTTCATCTATACTACTACCTCTCTCTTTGTAGGTAATTCTTTATAAATCTTATACATATCTAATCTTTCGTAGATAATCCCTTTTTAACTGCCCATAGATATAAATACTCATCATTCTCTACAAACAGCTGTCTCTCTTGATCTGTTCTCTCAAATCTTGGATACTTCTCTTCCAAGTAGCTATCTATATTGCTTCTATACTTGTTAACAAATTGTTCTATATCCATACGTTATCCTCTATCCACCATAATGTTCTCTTGATTATACCATAGCATATTGTACCTAATAGACCACCAAATGCGTATAGCATATGTGCTAGACCATGTGGCTCTCCACATAGTCCTAGTAAATGCTTAATTGATTCTAGCATATTATTTTTTCTCCTTGTGTTCTTTCTCTCTCGGTTAAAACTAATACATACTCTAAAGCTTCTATCCATCCTAAAGCTACTCTAGCTTCTTTATCTGTCATTTCTTCTGACTTTACTTCTATTTCTATCTGCTCTTTAGTTCTCTCTATATCCAGATCTATATTATCTAGAGTCTTCTCGTAGGCTTTGATTAGATTAGTTATTCTAGGGTCTATTTTCTCTTCCATTACTCAGTCCTTTTCTTTATCTCTTCTTCTATCTCTATGAGAGCTTCTATAGAACCATACATCTTATTAACTATTGGGTCGCAACATCTCTTATACTCTCTTTGAGAACATATAGGTTGAATTTCTCCAAATAGCTTTTTCTCTTTATCTTTATGTCTATCATGAGAATTTAGGTAGTCTTTCTTACTATGTTTAACAGCCATTACCCATATTAATAAATTATTAAGAACAGCTTCTTCAATCTTATTTTCTTTCATAGACATTTCTCTCTTTCTCTCTATACCATATTGCATAGAGTTGTTTCTTTGTCTTAGAGTTTCCATCTCTCTTAGACGTATTAAAGTGTTTGACATACCACTCTACCAGTTGCCACTTTCTACTATGTGGGCATCTGTCTACCATTGATCTATTTTATCTTTGATATAGTCTTTGAATCTCTGATACATAGATTGATTAACTCTATATAGTCTGTCTTGTAGATATCTTACTTGCCCTCTCAGGCCATCTCTATGTTCTTCTAGTCTATCTATACGTAATTGCATAGACTTCTTTTTTTCTTCTAACTCTTTTACTCTCTCTTGAGCTTTAGTTAGAGCGTTCATTACTCTCACACTTTCAGCCATAGTAATAACTCCTCTCTATGTTAATTGATTGTCTACCAAGTTTTGTCCTCTCTAAGTATAGGTCTGGTAACTTTGGTATCTATAGGCTTAATTGCTCTATGTGTTTTGATTGGTTGCTTATGTATCTTTAGTGTATGTTTGACTAGATACTCTGTATCTGTCATATCTCCACCATCTGTAAATAGACCACCTAGCCTGACTATCAAGTCGCCTAGTCTATGTTGGTCTACTTTGTAGATACTTCTATTGTTTCTATTATATATCTCTATATAATCTGACTCTCTACTGCATAAGTCTCGTATATATAGAATACGCTCTATTAACTCTTTATGGTTAGAAAAAGAACCTATCTCTTTATCCTCTAGATAAAGTAGCCACTTCTTTTGTAGAGTATATTCTATTTCAAAATAAATTTTTTTCATAGATAAACTTTCTTTATAGATAAGATTATTATATAAACGCAAAAAGCCCATCTATAAAAATAGATAGGCTCTTTGTTTTATTTAGGCTAGATTAAAATTATTTAATCTCTTTTCCTTTTTCATCTAAGAAAATTGGCTCAGTTGCAATATTAATAGAATACTTAGTAGACTTTCTAATAATTTTGCTAGGTTCCTTTTTTAACTTAGATATTTTATTTAGTTCACCTTTATTTAACATAGATTGATTAGGTACTTCATATTCAAAATTAATTAATTCGCTAAGTTCATTACTTAGATTAATTAATTTATCTTTTAACTCTTCGTCTACTATAAAGTCTATGTGACCTTGCCTAGATGCTTTCTCTACTAGCTTGATACTACCAGCTTCTAAGTCTTTATCTAATTGATTTAATGCTTCTACCATTCCAAGTTTAGACAAACTCTTTTTAGTAGCTTCAAACTCTTTTTTTGTCATTATTTTCATTTAGTTTTTTCCTTATCTTGTTATTAATTGATTTTTGATCATGCTGCAATTTACAAATAATTTTTTTAAATCGAAAATAGTTTAAATTAAAAATCAATAAAAAAAAGCTATGATCCATCAACCTGGGCTATCGATGACCCATCGTGATCGTGGTGCCTGGATTAAAGAAAAAAAACTGAAGTTTTAAATATCTCGGAAATTAGACTCCGAATTTTTTTATTTCGGAAGTTGGAGTTTGAAATTTAGACTGGCTGGTCGAAATATAAACTAAAAAGTCGATTTTCTAACCAAAAAGTCGAAAGCCAAACAAATCGGGAGGGGGGGGTCGGCACGCAAAAAAGAACTACACACAAAATAGTACAATTTTTACAGCTGTGAAGTGTATGTGTAGAATATGGGTATGACTATAAAACTAGAATACTTCTATTTGTCCCAAATTTGCGGCTATATGGAGTTTTTTTACTTTTGGCTAGTATAAGTATGCATATGTTATTCTTGAAACGTTTTTAAGGCTTCTACATATTCATATCGATTATGGACATAACACCAGTTATTAGAGTTGTCCAACATGTGTTCGTAAAAATGTTTTGATCCAGTAGAATCTACCATCATAGTAGTTTGTGCATATCCCTTTACTTCTAGCTTATGTAGTGTATCATGCTCATAACAATAATGATAATCTGTTTCTTTTAATTTATATATATCTGTAGTAAAGATATGTTGTTTGCCATGTAGGTCTTTATAATTATAATATGTAGTCTTTGGAGGATTACTGCAACCAATCAACAGTAACAACACAGAGAGTGATTTTTTCATTTTGGTTTTTTTCTAACCTTTCTTTAGTTTTTATTTTATAAGGTGCTGATATATTATAAACCCATTTCTGTAAATTTTTTGGTAAAATTTTTCTATAGGTCATATATTTTTCTTTTTCTAAGTTATGTTAATAACTTATTTTTCTTTATATAGTTTATATATAATATATATATTATATATTTATTTCTCTAGTTTAGCTATATACAATATAAGTACTTTAATAGCATTTGTCAAGAAAAAAATAAAACTTGACAAAAGTTTCTTTTTGTATTATATTGAGTGTATGAAAAAATATAAAAAACAAGATGCACGCACCTATTGTGCTAACTGGGATAATGGTAGATGTCTAGGGTGTGATATGTATTCTGTTGATCGCAAACTAATTATGCGTATCGATTCTAAAAGACAAGGAAAGGAATGTACCATAGACACAGAGTGTAATTATTTTACTAGAGTTGTAGTACCAGCAATAACATTATAAAGGAATCAAATGAGAGAGATTACTAAAAAGATAGAGGACATGTATCCTCAGATGATGGAAAGGTTTGGAGAAATAACAACTGAACAGTATGAATTATTTTGTAAAAAACAATATGATTATGGAAGTGGCAACATTACGCTTGGTGGAGATCTTGAAAATGAAAGCGACAGAATGTTGTCTCTTATTGCTTTGGTTATTCGAATGAATGATAAAGTAAATAGATTAAAAAATATTATAATTAAAAATAGTGGTAAGAATGCAGTATCAGATGAAACATACATGGATGCATTTAGAGATTTGTCAGTATATGGCGTGATTGCTCAGTTGGTTGCAGAAAGGGTTTGGGGTAAATGAGTTGGCAAGCAGATGGCAATCGTAATGCAAAGGGTCAGTTTGTAAAAGGCAATACTGCTGCTATGGATAAAGCAGATGCTTTTGATGCAAAGCTACCCAAAATACTTTTTCTTGATATAGAGACCACACCAATAGCTGTATGGGTTTGGAGTATAGGCAAACAGTATGTATATCCACATAACATTATAAAAGATAATAATAACAAAACTATAGATTGGTATGTATTAAGCTGGTCTGCTAAATGGTTGTATGATGATAACATATTAAGTGATGTACTAACTCCTAAAGAAGCAAAAGAAAGAAATGACAAGAGAATAATTAAATCTGTTTGGAAACTTCTTAATGAAGCAGATATTGTTATTGCTCATAACGGAGACAAGTTTGATCTTAAGAAATTAAAAGCTAGATTCTTAAGTAATGACTTTGTGCCACCAATGCCATACAAAACAATAGATACGTTAAAAGTGGCTAGAAAAGAATTTGCTCTAACTTCTAACAAGCAAGATTATATTACAAAGTTTTTAGGTCTAGAACAAAAGCTAGAAACAGACTTTCAGCTTTGGCTTGATTGTATGAATGGAGATAGAAAAGCTCTTAAAGATATGGAAGAGTATAACAAGCATGATATTATGGGGCTAGAACAAATGTATTTAAAACTAAGACCTTACATTAAAAACCATCCTAACATCGCTGTTATGATGGATAAGAATGTTTGTTCTGTATGTGGTAGTGATTCTATTAAGAAACATAAAAAGAAATACTATACTGGTGCAAGTGCATATGATGTTTACTATTGCACATCTTGCTATTCTCCACATATCAGAGGCAAGTCAAATACATTAGAAACAAACGTAGCATATAGATCTGCTACTTGACAAAAACAATAAAATAGGTTATATTATATAATAGATGATAAGCAGAAAGATTAATAAGGTTAATCATCCTATATACGAAAGTATAGAAGAATTTAAACAGTACAATGTAAACACAGATGTTGTTAACAACTGGAGAGATGGAGACGAGGGTAGTTGGATAGTTTCAGATGATGGACAAGTTTGTCAGGTTTTAAAACGTGGAAAGCTTAAAGTATCAAAAGACTCTGATGCGACAAAAGATTATATAAGAGTTCCATTAGGAACCTTTGTTTGCAATAAAACTGTTAAGATAGAGGGAGAGCCTAGAAAAAATCTTTACTCTTTTGGCTTGGCTAATAAAACAGTCTGGAATCATAAAATTGAGAAAAAAAAATTAACACACAGAGAGTTTCTTTTTGCTCAATTTGTTGCTAAAGGTGAAAATATAGTAGACTCTTTTTTAAAAGCATATCCGACTAATAATAAAAAATATGCTGAGGGTCAAGCCAAAATACTCATGAAAGCAAAAAGGATACAAAAATTGATTAGAGAAGAAATAGATAAGATTCTTACAGAAGCTGAGATTACTCCTTTGTATTTACTAGAACAAATGAAACATATTGTAGACAATGGGGAGTCTCAAGATAAAGATAAAATACAAGCTATTAAAACATTAATGCAAATCAGTGGGATGATGGATACAGATAAAAGAACAGAGTCAGTTGCTGTCTTTCAAGGATTTACAAAGGAGCAATTAAATGCCATCGGATCAGGAGGAGTTAAACAAATTGCAGAAGCTAACAGAGAAGTTGAAGTCTAGTCGTTGTGTACTATGTGGGCATAAACTATTTCCTACTGCTTACATAATAAAAAACTTAGATCAAAATAAAATGTATGTTGAATGTATGAGTTGTATGACTATTTATGATAATAACTTAGAAATAGATTCTGTTGGTTTACCAGCAGTTCATGGAGTGAGTTAATGAATAATAAAAAAGATATAAAGCTTGCTGTATATGGAACGCTTAGAAAAGGTTCTAAGAATACTGGCAAGGTAAAAAAATCATCTCTTGTATACCCAGGACATAAAAATTTTCCAGCTGTAATACAAAATGATAAGGGTAAAGGAACAGTTGTTGAAGTGCATGATATTAGCTTTGAAGAGCTAATGAGATACGATATGTATGAAGGTATTAGTTCTGGTTTATATAGAAGAGTTAAAACGAATGTAGAGATGGATAATGGTTCTACAGAAAATGTTTGGATGTATGTTGCTGGAGATGAGATGTTGCAGCGTAGTAATTCATTTAGAGTAATAGAAAGTGGAGATTGGTACAATAGATAATTTTAATATAAACTCAAGTGGTCTTTCTGAAAAAGAAAGAGTTCTTAATTTAGTATCAAAAGATCTTATAGCTTTTGGTCAACTGTTTCTTCCAGATGATTTTATGAAAAGCACACCAGCTCCTTTTCATTATGAGGTTGGTAATAAGTTGCTTGATAAAAGCCTTAGAAAACTTTGTGTTGTTTTGCCTAGAGGTCATTCTAAATCTACTATGGCTAAAGCTGCATTATTGCATAAAATATATTTTAATCCAAAAGGTAAGAAAGAATTTGCTGCTTGGGTATCAGAAGAACAAGGACAAGCTGTTGATCATTTAAAGTATATTAAAAATCATATTGAGTTTAATAGTCCATTGCATTATTATTTTGGAGATATGGTTGGGGATAAGTGGACTGAAAAAGAAATAACAACCAGTCGTGGAGATAGAGTTATAGCAAAAGGTACTAGCCAAAGATTGCGTGGTCGATCTGAGCTAGGTACTAGGTATACAAATATTATTCTTGATGACTTTGAATCTGAGTTAAATACAAAAACACCAGATAGAAGAAGAGAAATTAAGGAATGGTTGATGTCGACTGTTTACCCATCCTTAGAAGAGTCTAAGGGCAACGAGGGATCCATTTGGTTAATTGGCACTATCGTACATTACGATTCAGCATTGCAGGCTATATACGATGGATATCTTGAAGCCCAAGAAAAAAACGAATCTTATACTTGGGATGTTATATTTCATAGGGTATTAGAAGATGGCAAACCTTTATGGGAGTCTTATTTTAGTAAAGATAAAATAAATCAAATAAGAAAAGACTATGAAAATGTAGGACAGTTACATAAGTTTGCACAAGAGTATATGAATGATGCTAGAGACTTAGCTACTGCTAAATTTAAAATTGATAAACTACAGCATCATGATTATGAGTTTGTATCTAACTCTAATCAAGCTTATATAAAATCAAAAGACAGAGTTATACCAGTAAATGTTTATATGGGTGTAGACTTAGCTTATGAAGCAAATGCAAATAGTGATTATCAGGTTATCATGGTTACAGCTATTGATAGTGAAAAAAATTATTATATATTAGATTACTATCACGATCATTTACCTTTATATGAAATGCCACAAAAAATATTTGAGATGGCAAAACAATATAATCCAGTTAGAAGAGTTAACGTAGAGCACGTAGGTGCTCAAGGAATTATTAAAGACTCTGTAAACAATATGAGTGGTTTCGATAGAAAAATGGCTCCTGGTATAGCTAGGGGAGTTAGACCACCACATGGAATTAAAAAAGAAGATAGAATAGAATCTACACTATGCCCTATTGTAAATCGTGGTAAATTATTTCATAAAAAAATACATCAAGAATTAGTAGATGAAATGTTTCATTTTCCAAAAGGAAAGAATGATGACCTATTAGATGGCCTTTGGTATTCAGTTGTAAATGCTAGAGCCCCCCTAAGTAAAGGTTTTAACTCTGATAATTTTCAAGCAAATGATAATATTAATCAAAAGAAAAAACAAAAATCTATATTAAGAAGTTGGATTACTGGACAAAGAACATAAAAAATACTTGACAAAAGGGTTAAAAAGTATTATATTATATAGTATACATTTAGGAGTCCGAGTATTAACTACGTAGAAACATTTGCTGAGCATGAAGAAGCACAGCGAAATAGAGACTTATTTAGAAGGTATAGAGATGCTAGAGCAAACTGGGATACAGAAGCCAGGGATGCTATAGATTTTGTTTTAGGAAATCATTATTCATCAGATGAATCAGAAATGCTTCAATCTGTTGGACAAGGTGATTTTATTATAGATAGAGTATACGCTGCTGTAGATAAGTTAAAGTCCTTATTAACATCAAGAAATCCAAAGTTTACTGCAGTTGCCAGAGAAGATTCTGATTATAAATTATCAAATGTTTGGCGAACTATATTAGAATACATTTGGGACATATCAAACTGTAATACACATTTTAAACAAGTTGTTCATGACTATTCAGTATCTGGCATAGGATACTTTTATGTTTATGTTGACCCAGAATCAGACTTTGGTAGAGGTGATGTTAAGATTACTGGTGTTAGTCCTTTTCGTGTTTATGTAGACCCAGCATCTAGAGATAGGCATTACGCTGATGCATCATCTATGGTTCTCTCTACTATACTTACAAAAGATCAGTTGTTAGGATTATATCCAAAGCTAGAAGAAATTATTGATAATATTGATAGCTCAACAGATGAAGAGGATTATCCCTCTTCTAAAAGAAAAAACTCTTCATCTTCTTTTACTCCCGATGTTATAAAAGATTACGACAGAGAGGGATACACAAAGTATAAAATTCTCGAGAGATTTGAAAAAATTAAAGTTCCTTTTTATAGATTATTTAATAAACAGACTCAAGAAGAAAAAATAGTTGATTTAGAATCTTTTCAAAAAATTGTAAATGAAAGATCTGAAATCATAGAATCGGGACTGGTTGAAGCAGTCGAGGTTATGCAAACTCGGATAAAACATGTGGCTACAGTTGGACAAATACTGCTTTATGAACAAGTGCTAAATACTGATATATACCCCATTATACCAGTCCCAAATATTTGGACAAACACTCCTTATCCAAAGTCCGATGTAAACAAGGTTAAGGATTCTCAAAGACTGATTAATAAATTATTTTCTTTAACCTTAAGTCATGCACAAGCTTCTGCTGGTTTAAAACTTTTAGTTCCAGAAGGTAGTGTTGATGACATTGGTCAGTTAGAAAGAGATTGGGCAAACCCTAATGCTGTTATTGAGTTTAATCCAGAGTTTGGAGAACCTCATTATCCAGCACCTCAGGCTTTGTCTTCTGAATTCTATGCATTAATTAGTAGAGTAGAAAATTATATAGATTTAAATTTTGGTATACCAGAATTGTTACAAGGATTTAGAAGTGGTGCTGCTGATACAGCTAGAGGTACGTACTTGTTGCAAGAAATGGGAGAGTCAAGAGGTAGATCTAAATTAAGGGATATAGAGGGAAGCTTAGATGTTCTTGGTAGATGTGTTTATAACTTTGCTAAAGGACACTATGGCTTTAAAAAGACTTTTAGAATAGTGCAGCCTAATAATGACATTACAGAATTTACTGTAAATAACAGACTTTACGATGATAAGTCTAAAGAATTACAGTCTATAGATAATGATATATCATTAGGTCAGCACGATATTCGGATAATATCAGGTTCAACGCTACCATCAAATAAGATGGCTGAGTACAATATGTATTTAGATGCTTACAAGTTGGGCTTGGTAGATGATGTCGAGGTTTTAAAGAAAACTGAAATCTATGACAAAGAAGGTGTTCTGCAGCGAAAAGGTACTATGAATCAGATGCAGTCATACATTAAACAACTTGAGCAAGAGGTTAAAAAGTTGCGTGGTGATTTACAAACTTCTGAGCGTGAAATGATTAACGCTAGAAAACAAACCATCACTCAAAAGTTCAAAAGTGGATTAGATAGTGTAATGGGCGAAATGAAAGAAAAAGAAAGAAAGAATCTCAATAAGTTAGAAAATGTAATTGACAAAGCTGATTTGCAGGCTAGATTCGGACAAAGGCAAGAACAAGGCATATTGGGTGCCGAAGAAGGCGTTGAAGGTTAACAATATAGAGTCAGGTCTTACCTAGGATATCGAAAGGTATTGCCAAAGTTAGAGTAAGAAGATTCAGAAAGGAATAAAATGGAAAACCAAACAACAGAAAAAGTAGGAAATACTTACGAGGAAAGATTAGAGCAAGACAGAAAAGGTATAGATATTTCTATGCCAGATGTTGAAGTTGTATCTAATGAACCACAAGAACAAGTAGCTAAAGAGCCACAACAAGAAGAATATAGGGCTCCAAGCGAAATAACTGCTGAAGGAAATGAAGAGCAGATTGATTATGCTACTGATTGGGAACAAGAAAGTAGAAAATTTCAATCTATGTATGATAAGCAAAAAGCTGATTTTGATGCATTAAGTTCTCAAATTCAACCTTTACAACAGTTACAATCTGTTTTAGAATCTAGACCAGATGTAGTTCAAGCTTTACAACAACAACTCGAAGGAAAACCTACGCAAAATAATGAAGCTAAATCTCAAGAAAATATTGTAGATGAAAATTCATTTGACCCATGGGAAGCCTATTACAAACCTGAATCTGCATCGTACAAGTTACGTGTAGAGAAGGAAAAGGCTTTGGTAAATGAAGCTGTTTCTGAACAAATGGCTGGAATCCAAAGTCAAGTTGCTATGCAAAATCTTAAGACTGAGTTAAAAGGTAAGTATGGTATGGGTGATGATAAGGAAGTAGATGACTTTATTAATTTTGCTATGACACCAAGAGATCAGCTACCAGTTGATTTTCTTATTAATGTTTATAGACAATTTTATAATAAAGGAGAAAATGCTCCCTCATCAGAAAACATACAAGCTGTAACTGAAACTCAAGCTATGCCAAGATCTGCTGGTGTTTTACAAGGTGGAGAACCTAATGTAAAAAGCGAGTTAGATGTTTCTTGGGATAGAATCTTAAAAGCTGGCAACGCTGGAAGATTACTTTAAACTAAATATGGAGACTATTAAAAATGTCGCTTACACAAGGAATTAAGCTCTCTAGTAATATTACTGCGGCTACTCAAGATGCTGGTGTTGGACAAAGACCAGACCTGAGAAGGCTGTATGATTTTAGTGATCGAGTTGCTGAATTGGCTCCTGAAGAATCCCCATTCTTCGTATACCTTTCGCAGGTTGCTAAATCGCCTACCGATGACTCAGTATTTCGTTACTTAGAGAATAGATCAAAAATAAACATGACAACAAGAAACTTCTTGCTAGCTGCTGCTGTAAATGGTGGCTCTACTGTTTCTGCTGATTCTAGTTATACATTTACTGTTGATGCTGATACTGTTACTGGTGGTGTTGCATCTGGTGGATCCTCAGTTAATTTTTTAATTAAAGGAATGGTATTCGTTGTAAATACAACTACTGGATCTGAAACTGATGGTTACGCTCAAGTAATGGTAAGAATTGAAACT